ACGAGCCCGACATCCCTCCCGACGCCGCCCAGGCCCTTGCCGACGCCGTCGACGCGATCCCCTCGCCCAACCCAGAGCGGCTCATCAAGGGCGCGGTTCCGGTTGAGCAGGTGGCTGCCGGGATCATCGAGCGCGCCGAAGCTTGGCGCCTGCTACCGCGCAAACTGTACGGGATGCGCTCGGGCTGGGAGACGCTGGACTGGCACTATCTAGGCTTCAGCCGGGAGTCCCTGCTGCTCATCAGCGGCATGAGCGGCCACGGTAAGACCACCATCGCCCGCCACTTCCTCTTCGCAAGCGCAGACGCGATCATGACACAGGGCCTGCCCGACCGGCTGCTCTTCTACCCCCTAGAGGGCGGCCAAGACCAGCTCCTGCCCTACTGGTTCGGTTGGAAGTACGGGATACCCGGGATCCTGCTGGAGCCCGGCAGCGAGCGGCACATGACCGACGAGTGGGCCGCCATCCTGACCCGCGCCTACAGCGACTTCCACCGGCTCCCGATCGACGTCTGCGATAGCACCAAGGACGCCGACGCCATCCTGTACGACGTCGACCGGCGGTGCTCAGAAGGCCCGATACAAGGGGCCGTCCTGGACAACATCCAGGAACTGCAGTTCGCCTGCGGAGGCAACGAGTACCAGAACAACAAGCGCGTTGCGTTCAAGGCCCGCGACATCGCCGAGCACCACGGGATCACGTTCATCGCCCTGACGCAGGTCAACACGGAGGGCAAAACCTGGAAGGCCCGCGGTGGACCTGACTGGGGCAACGCCGCGACCTGCCGGTTTCACATCGAGCGCGGCGAAGGCGGCGTCTCGGACGAGCAGAGGGCCCAGTCGAACGTGACCATCCTCCACAACATCAAGCGCCGCTACCGCGGGGCGCCCTGCCGGTCCCTGCGCCTGCAAGGCAACTGGCAGACAGGGCGGCTGTGGGAGACCGAGACAGGGCGAGACGACCATGCGCACGCCGGCGCCCGCCGCGAAGCCGAGGAGGACCCATGGCACAGCAACTAGCCGCGATCACGCAGTGAGCAGACAGCGGCGCACAGTGCGCCAGAGAGGACGGATAGACGCATGGCAAAGCCGAGGAAGCCGAAGGCAAAGGCCGCAAGCGTCGTGCCGACAATCAAGGCTCCGGAGGTCGAAGCGCTGGCGAAGGAGTTGATCGAGAGCCAGCTGGCGGGCATGACGGTCACGATGCTCGCGGACGGCCAGTCCGTCGAGATGACGGGCGAGCAGTTCGAGGCCGGGCTGGACAGGATCGCCAGCATGACGCCGGAGGAGATCGCGGCGTTCTCAGACGACGAGGCCCCGGGCGTCCAGTTCACCGAGCACGCGGCCGCTGGTGGTGGTGCGGAGTGAGAGTGCTCGGGGTGGATGGTAGCCTGACCTGTACCGGCATCGCGGTAGTTGACACCGACGAGGCCGGCGTGCGTGACACGCTGGTGGGGTCATGCACCATCCGCACCAGCGACCGCGACGGCGACGACACCGACCGCTGCGAGACCATCGCCACGGGTGTCGTCGCCATCGCCAGACGCTACGAGGTCGACCTGGTCGCGCTGGAGATGCCATTCGTGGACCCGAAGCGCAGCCGGCAGGTGGCCTTGCGGCTGGCGGGCCTGCGGTCCGTGGTCGAGGGAGCCCTCCGCAAGGCAGGTCTGGAGTTCGTCGGCGTCGCTCCAGCCAGCCGCCTCAAGGCCATCGGCATCAACGGCCGTGGCATGGATCGCCAGGCCATCAAGGCCGCGACCGTCGAGCACGTGGCTCGGCGCTTCGGGGTCGTCGTCGGCAACGACGAGGCGGACGCGTACTGCGTAGCAAAGTCCGGGCTGGCGAAGTGGCGCAAGCAGCAGAGGCAGGTGACGCAGCTGGCGCTGGGGATCAAGCCGGGCAAGCGGGCAGCGAAGCGCAAACAGAGAGCCTGAGAGGAGAGCAGCCATGTACCCGCGAGCACGAATCAACCGCGTGGTAGAGATCGCCATCGAGGCCGCGAAGGCCCACAAGGTCGGCGATGAGACGTATCTGGCGACAGAGTACGCGCACGGCAATGGCGTAGCCGACCGCCTCAACCTCGTCGAGGGCGGCATGTGCAACCGGTTCGTCCGGCAGGTGTTCGAGGTCGCGCTCGGCCTCGACGAGCAGACGTGGCCGTACCGGGCCGGGCGGGCCATCTGGACCATCGACAGCCTCGAGGCCGCGGGCCTGGGCATCAAGGAGCGCAATGCCGCGGACCTCAAGCCCGGCGACATCGTCGGCATCCACACCGGCAAGTTCGGGCACATCGCCATCTACGTCGGCGACGGTCTGGTGGCTGAGAACACCAGCAGCGACACCCGTGGCACGCCGCGCTGCAAGGGCACGAAGCTGACGCCGTACAGCGATCTGCGGGAGCGCGTGACGCACGTGTTTCGGCTGGCGGAGACGGGGATCGTCGTCGTGAGGCAGAGCGGGACGGCGGGAGCGGTGGAGGTCACGAGGCGCGCGCAGCTCATCAACGGGGAGGCATGGGGTCCGGTGCGGGAGATGGCGGTGGCGCTGGGATACGCGGTGGACGCGAGCGAGCTGCAGACGAAGTCGAGGATCACGCTGGCGGCACGCTAGGCAGCAACAGGCACCACACCACGCAGCAGGGAGGCCGCGCATGCGACGCGACACCAGGCCGACAGGACACAGGCTGATCGACAATGCGGCGCTGAACGGCGAGGTCCGCAGGCCGGGGCAGACGGTGCGCGACGGGGACGTGATCGCGGTTGGTGTCGGCTGCGCAAAAGCCGAACGCGAGATGATGGCGGCCGCGAAGGCGGCGGCGCTGGTGCACGGGTACGACGTGGTTACGCAAGGCCTCGCATGTCGGTCCAAGTGGGGCCTTCGGTTCCTCGCGTGGCTCCAATGCCGCGAGCACGCTGGCCGCTGCGAGGTAGCCGACGCAGGGGCCCAGGGCGCCACTAACGGCGTCTGGGGCGGCAACGGGCGGGGGGTGCCGGTGCCGGGCACCGCGCTACTCTCGACCGACGTGGACGCGATGCTGCAGGCCATCATGCAGCGGCCCGCCATTCTGCAAGAGTTCGACGAGTGGTTGACAGACCGGCGCAACGGGGTATAATGGGACGCGGATGGTACTACGTGCACGTCTGGACATAAGCGGTCTCGGCCGCGGGACGCGCCGCCCGAAGGTATCCTGCCGGCGGCAGGCGTCATGCTCCACCCCCCTCCGCTCGCCCTCGTCTCGCCACGGGGGCGGGTGCAATACACAGCCCCTCACCTCACACAGGCGGGGGGCTTTTCGACGTTCTGGAGACAGCATGGCTCTCGTGCAATCGGTCAAAGTCGGCGGACTGGTGCTCCCGGTGCGAGTGCTGGACGAGATACTCGTCGAGGGCGGCAACGCCTCCGGGCAGTGGCTGTACGCGACGGGCGAGATACAGGTCAGCCGGTCGCGCAACCCGAGTGAAGCCGAACAGCGCGAGGTCGTGCTCCACGAGGCCCTGCATGTGATCGACGAGGCGCTGGGCATTGGGCTCAGGGAGCGACAGGTGACGGCCCTTGGCCATGCGCTACATGCTTTGCTGGTCGACAACCCGAAGCTGATGGGGTGATCGCCATGCCACTCATCTGCGAGCTACTCGACAGCCCGACGCTGCTGGCGCTGGAGGCTGAGCTGGACGCCATCCTCGACGAGGCAGACGAGCAACCGGCGGTGACAGTGCCGGCTGCGTATCGGGCGCAGCTTGCGGGAGAGATCCCGGAGTGCAGTCCGGTGCCGATGACGCGCGAGGAGCGGGAGGCGGAGTGGCGGCGGGAGAGCATCGAGCGACTGATGCGCAACCGAGACCCAGGGCTACTGGGGAGCGAGGTGTGAGGGCACGCGGGGATACCCGCAAGTTCCCACTATCATGCCAGAGAAACTGACGCGAGAAGAGCTTGAACTCGCGGCATACCACCGCTTCGCTGGTGGATGCACGTGGGAACAGGCCGCCTCGAAGATCCACGTCAGCGTGAAGACGCTGCGGGCGTGGCGCAAGAAGCCACTATGGCGCGTGGTGACCGACAAGATCATCGCCGAGCTTCGAGACGATGGGTCTGCTGAGGCCTGGGGCTGTCTGATGCGTGCCTGTCGCGCGAATGATGTGGCTGCAGCCAAGGAGGTACTCGCGCGCATCGAAGGCCCCGTGTCGCAGCGCATCGAGCATACTGGCGCAGACGGTGGAGCGGTGCAGATCGAGCATGGTGGAACAGCGGAAGTCATCGGAGACCCTGACCTGCGACGGCTTGCTGGAGAGCTTGTGGCACGAGCATCAAGCGGGGCGGCTGAGCCCGGCGAGCCTGGCAGTGCGGATGAGCAGCGGCCAGTGGCAGATGGCGCCGCACCTGAGACTGCTCAATGACGCGCTGCTCGATGTAGCCGGCGGTGACTGCGACCGGCTGATGGTGTTCATGCCGCCTCGGCATGGCAAGTCCGAATTCCTGAGCCATTGGGCGCCCGCGTGGTACCTGGGTACGTACCCAGATCGCCGGGTGATCCAGTGCGGCTATGGCGATGAGTTCGCGACGTCGTGGGGCCGGAAGATCCGCGACTGCATCGACCAGGCCCACGCCGAGGGCGTCTTCCCGCGTGGCGTCAGGAGCGACCTGCGCGCGGCGGACAACTGGGAGATCGAGGGGCACAGCGGCGGGCTGATCGCCGCGGGCATCGGTGGCGCCATCACCGGCCGCGGGGCCCACCTGCTGGTGATCGACGACCCCATCAAGTCGCGAGCAGAGGCCGACAGCCCGACGTTTCGCCGTCGCCTGTGGGACTGGTACACCAACGACGCCTATACCCGCCTGGAGCCCGGCGGGGCCATCATCCTGATCCAGACGAGATGGCACCATGACGACCTGGCGGGGCGCCTCCTGCAGCAGATGGAGCGCGGCGAGGGTGACCAGTGGCGGGTCATCAACCTCCCGGCCATCGCGGAGGAGGGCGACCTGCTGGGGCGCCAGCCTGGCGAAGCGCTCTGGCCTGAGCGGTACGATGTGGAGCGGCTAGAGCGCGTTAGGCGCGTGGTTGGCTCGTATGCGTTCGCGGCGTTGTTCCAGCAGCGGCCGGTGCCGCGGGAGGGCGGGTTTTTCAAAGCAGACTGGTTCGCCTACTGCGACGAGGCGCCGCCGCGGAGCCAGTGGCTGCGGTGCGTGCGGTACTGGGACCTGGCGGGGACCGAGGGCGGGGGCGACTGGACGGCCGGGTGCCTGATGGTGCTGGCCGCTGACGGGTACCTGTACGTCGTTGACATGCGCCACGCTCAGCTCTCGCCCCACGGGGTGGAGCAGCTGGTGGTCTCGACGGCGCGGCAGGACGGGCCGTCTGTGCCCATCGTGATCGAGCAGGATCCCGGCCAAGCGGGGGCGATGCAGGTAGACCACTACCGGCGCCTGTCGGAGCTGCAGGGCTACGCGGTCTGGGGCAACCCGGCGAGCGGGCCCAAGCAGGTGCGGGCCGAGCCGGTGGCCTCGCGGCTGGAGGGCGGAATGGTCCGCCTGGTGCGCGCAAGCTGGAACGCAGAGCTGGTAGATGAGCTCTGCGGCTACGACCCGGATGACCGCAACCCGCAGGATGACCAGATGGACACGCTCAGCGGGGCGTACATGGTTATCGCCGCGAGCGTGGAGCAGGAAGAGACGCTGTATACCGACGACCTCCTGCCGGGCTTTGCGGCAGAGGAACTGGGAGCGGCACGACTGTGAGCATCATCGACCGGGTGCGCGAGACGATCGAGGCGCGGGCGGTGCAGCGGCGTGCCGATGTGGCCTTTCTGCGCGTCCAGGAGACCATCGCGAGCCAGTTGCAGCAGGAGCTCGCGGAGGAGGACATCGGCTGGCGCAAGCTGACCGAGGGCGGCGGGACCTATGACCTGAGCCTGACAGAGCTGAGCGACATCCGGGCCAAGTGCATCAAGGCCTGGCAGATCGACCCCTCCCTCGGGCAGGCCGCAAGCCTGCTCGTCAGCGGCGCATTCGGCAAGGGCCTGGACATCCCCCGGGCCGCCGACAGCCGCGTCCAGGAGGTCGTCGACAGACTCTGGGAAGACGAGGACAACCGCCTGGCCCTGTTTTCGCGCGACGCCATGGCCCGCACCAGCAACGCGCTGATGCTGGAAGGCGAGCGGTTCCTCGCCGTGCACACGTCCGTCACGGAGAGCCGCGTGAAGCTCAGTGAGCTACCCTGTGCGGAGGTCGTGGACGTGGTGACGGCGCCAGAGAACTCCCTCAAGCCTGTCCTGTACCGGCGCGAGTTCCGCTCACAGACCTACGACGTGGCGGCCGGTCGCTACACGACGGGTGCGAAGCAGGTCGCCTACTACGCCGACTGGCGCTGCTGGCGGTACCTGCTGGACCCGGCGTTCGGCGAGGATGACCCCGATTGGGAAGAGGGCGTGGCCGACCTGCTGAGCAGAGCGGGTATCGGCGGCGACGCCGGACCACTCGCAATGGCCTACCACGTGAAAGCCAACACGCTCGGTCTCCGCGGCATACCCGAGGCCTACCGCGCCTACGACTGGATCCGCTCCCACGCCCGGACCGTCTCCGACCTCGTGACGCTGAGCAAAGCCCTGGCCATGTTCGCGTGGCGGAAGAAGCTGAACACGAAGAGCGCCACCGCCATCGAGAACGCGGCGAAGATGTTCCGGACACCTCCCAGCGGTCCCGCGGGCGTCCAGGTGGAGAACCAGAACGTGCAACTCGATGCCATCAACGTGCCGACCGGAGGTGTGGGGAACCTGGAGGTTGCAAGCCGCCAGACGCACCTGCAATCCATCCGCCCCTTCGGGTTCGGGGAGCACTACTACAGCGATTCGAGTACGGGCAACCTCGCCACAGCTACAGCCATGGAACTGCCGGCTATCTGGCGCATAGAAGACCGGCAGCAGACCCTTGGCACTGTGTGCGAGGACCTGACCCGCCTGGCCATCGAACTCGCCGTCATCCAACAGGACTTCCCGAGCCGCCGCCTGCCGACGCGCGTCGACCGCGCGTTCGACCTGGACTTCCCGCCCGCACAGCCAGATAATCCGGCGACGACGGCGACGCTGCTGACGGCTCTGGCGGGCGCATCCGGCAGCCTCCTGGACCCGCGCGAGGCTGCCTACCAGGCTTACACCGCCCTGGGCAGCAATGACGTGACCGAGCTCTTGGAGCGCCAGTTCCCGACGGAGGACAAGCTCGATGGGCAGGCCCCGACAGTCGAGCCGGGAGCAGAGCCTGAGCCACCGGAGGGGAATGAGACGGCCGGTGAAGAGCCGATAGCCGAGGCCCGCACGCAGGAGGCGGTGCCGCCCTTTCCGGCGAGGTGACACCCGCGCGGATGTGGAGCGACGCTTCGCCGCCGAATTGCAGAGCCGCGTGATTGAGCCCTGGCACCGCAAATGCTGGGCCTGGGTGCGCAGAGTCGATCACGCCCCGAGTGAGAAGGCCCTCACCGGCGCCATCCGGGCGTCGTGCATGCCGAACCAAGTTGCCCTCCGGGATGTGCTGAACAAGTACATCCTCGGGGCCGCGGACTGCGGTGGGCAGGACGCGCTGGACGCGATCAAGCCTGCCGTCCTCCGGGCCTTCAAGGGCGAGAAGCGCACACAGGAAGCTATCCCGGTTCCGGCCCTGCCACCGTCTGCCGAGAGTCCGATCTGGAAGGCCATCGAGAATGAGTGGTTCGCCTCCGGCGGTCCGGGCGAGGTGCGCAAAGGCGCCATC